GATGAGCCAATTTACAGTTAGCAAGGAAACCCTTGGTGGTATGGCTACTTTAGCTAGCATTATTGGTGTTTTGGGATCTTTGGCTGGTAATACTGGTGGTCGGCAAGCTGGTTTAGGTGCTATTAAGTCCATGACTGGCATGATGGCTGGATACCAAAAAGGTCGTGCTGATGAGTTTAGACGGGATCAAATTGAGTTTGATAAGCAGTACAAGATTATGACTGGCAAGTTAGATCGTGCTAGCAAAGAGTTTGACCGTGCTATTTCCATGATGCCGTACAACATGGCTGAAGCTCAAAAGATTAAGAATACTGCTCTTGCCGAGCTAAACAGCGACATTATTACTGCTGTGGATGCCAAACAAGGTATTGTTCGAGCAAACACTATTTTGAAACAAGCTGTTGATGTAGCAAATAAAGAGCGTGATCGTGCTAATCAATTAAACATTGCTACTTTAAAAGCAACTGGTAAGCCATTGAAAGGTAAGGATTTAACTGATGTGGTTGGTTTAGATTCGTTAGCCGTTGGCTTGCGCAAATTAGAGCAAACCTTCAAACCAGAATATGCTGCGCTTGGAATACTTGGTTTTGGTGCTGATATAGAGTTTGAAGCAAAACGCAGATTTGGTGGCGAAGAAGCTGAGAAAGCTATTCGTTGGTGGTCAGAATATAACCGCTTACAAGCACCGAATCGTCATGCCTTATTTGGTGCAACGCTTACTGGTAACGAGCTTAAAAACTATCAAGAATTCACAGCTAAGAAATCAGATAATCCCAATGTGGTGCTTAACCAAGTTAAAGATCAGCTTAACTATACCGAAGGATTGTCCAGACAGCGTAAAAGAGCCTATGAATCGGCTGGCTACACCGTTCCTAAAATGGATGAAGCGCCTGATTTTGGTACTACTTACGGTCAACCAACACAACCAGCACAAGCTACAACTCCTGGATCGACTATGCCTGAAGCTGGTGGCGCTACTCCAGCAGCTCCTAAACCACAAAAATATGCAGTCGATCAGATTATTACCGTTGGTAACAAGAAATATAAGGTAAAGAGATTAGATCCAAATAACCCAGACGATCCTGATGTTGAGGAGGTTCAATGAAACTTTCGGAAGTCAGCGCAGAGCCAAAACCGCTAAAGCTATCAGAGGTATCTGGGAAAGCTCCAGAGCAAGAAACCATCTACTCGCCTGAAGAAATTAGACCGCAAGAAGGTGAAGTTAGAGAGCCAGGCTTTACTTTGCGACCAGGAAAAATTGCTGAAGCAGCCGTTTTATCCACAAAACAACAGTTTCCGATGATGGAGAAAGGGTTTGCCTTAACTCCTCAACAAGCGTTTATTGGTATGGTGACTAGCCCACGCTACCTTGGTAAGCGTATTGCTAGTGCAGAACAAGCAGAGCAAAAAATTGAGAAACAATTGGAACAGATTCCTCCTTCGGAGCGCTATACGGGCATGGTACTTGCGCCATTTGGTGAAGCTGCTTTGGCAAAAGGCGCTCAGATGGCAGCTAAAGGTGCTGGCGCTTTGGCGAAAACACTAGGCGTTGATAAGTTTTCTGTTATCCCAGAATCTTTCAAGTTGGGCGCTAAAGCTAGGGAGCAGACCGCTGATTTGCAAAGACGGTTGACTGAACAGGCTGGATCTGAAGCGGGTGCTGCTAGTCAAAAAGCGACACTTGCCGAGCAAAGAGCTGGAGCAGCCGAAACTACCGCACAGCGCCAAGCTAGAGAAACTGAACTGGCAGCTAGGAATTTACCTGGTATGCGTACCGTTGAGGAAGCTGGTCGCTTTAAGCCGATTGCACAAACTACCCAAGAGATTGGTGATGAGATCCGTGGTGCTACCACCCGTGTCCTAGACAATCTGAAAGCTAGACGGGAAGCCAATGCACAAGCATTAAAGCAAGATGCTTTTGGTAAAGCGTTTCAGCGTGAAGCAGCGGGAGAAACCATACAGTCCACCAAGGCTTATGACGATGCTTTGCAAGAAATTGATGCCATGATTAGAAACCCAGTAACGGGTTTGACTGGCACTCCAGTTGACGAGATTGCTGGTCAGTTAAGAAAAGTCCGTGGCTTTTTAGATCGCACCATTGTTAATGAAGCTGGAGAGGTAGTCAGCAGAGCGCCAGCTAGCTTTGAAGGATTGGAAACTGCAAGACGATTCTTGAATGATCGTGCTTTTGGTTTGCCAGCAGAAGGCTACGATGCGATTGGTCAGCAAATGGCTGGTCAGTTAGCCAAGCGTATTGAAGCCATTATGAAAGAGTTTTCTCCTGGTGTTGAGAAGTTTTTAAACCAATACAGGAAAGATTCTGAGCCATTACGGGTATTCCAAACCAAGGTGGGGAAAACACTTACTGGAGAACAATTACCCACTCCAGGCACAAACTTCTTTAATTACGCTGCTAAAGACCTTCCAGGCGCAGTATTCAAGTCCAGAGAGAACTACGATGCTTTAGTCGGTGCTTTAGGCAATAACCGCCAATTGGCAGAATCTCAAGCCAAGCGTTATTTTGCAGCGCAACTAGAAAGCAAAGGATCGGCTAAAGAGGTTGAAAACTTTATCCGTCAAAATCGTGCCATGCTCAAGGAAACGAATGCCTTGGCAGATGCCGAGCGCTATGCTGTTAACCTGAGAACGGCTGAAAAGCGTGGTACGGCAGCAACACAGATTGCTAAGACAGAAGTTAGAACCGCTGAAGAACAGAAGCGTTTAGCAGATACCTTCAGGACTTTTGAATCCAATCTAACGGTTGCTAAAGATCCAGATCAGATTATCTCGTTGGGTAAGTCTTTGTCTGAGAGCTTCCTTAATAACAAGATCATTGACCAACAAGCCTACCGAGCATTTAGATCCGAGATTGATGCGATTGCTAAGACCGTCAAAGATGCAGAGCAAGCTAAGGGCGCACTCTTGAGAGCTGCCTACAAGTGGGGTGGTTATGGCGCTGCTGGTACTGGCGCTGCATTTCTTACTGGGAAAATTCTTGACTAATGGCTAAGAAACAAAAGGGCTTAAACCCAGAACTAGAAACCGCTATTGAAAAGCTATTGGCAGATGTCATGGCTGATCCAATGGCTAGCCTGACCGACAAGTGCAAGGTGCTAGATCGTGCAATTAATGTGGAAAAGCTGAAACAAAAGATTTCTGATGATGAATGGGGTAGCGGGTTTATTGCAACAGATGATGAGGAAGGTTAAACTATGAACTTGTTTAATCACTCAGGGGATACACATGGAAGCAGTAGCACTTATTCGTCTAGCATTAAAGGTCATCTCAGACCGTTTGATGGTGATTCTGGCTCTAGCATTATCGTTCAGTCTAGCGTGCTGGACAATGTACGAACCAACCCTGGAAAGACTGGGAACTATGGCGTTTTTCTGCCTTTTCAGCTATCTTCTACTCAACACACGAAAGAGAGAAACAAATGAAAAACATGATGAAAGAATATCTCAGTAAAGAACTTTCCGAAGAAAAGAACGAACCTCGTAGCTCGGTCGGTAAGCCAATGCGCTCTACCACCATTACGGATGCCATGATGCGTGGCAAACCAAGTCGCACCAATCCAATGGGTTATATGTCGATGCAATGCTTTTCTGGTAGCCCAGATCAGCGTAGCTCTCCAACATCTAAACCTGGTAACGCTGGTGGAAAGGACATTATCTAATGGGAATCATGGCTTTTACCCCAATGGGGAACACGGTAACTCTGACCGCAGCAGTTAGCCCGCCAACTCCAGTACGAGCATTATCGACAACAATTGGTGGCACTCAGTACCGCATTAACAATAGTGGCAATGTTGCTGTTTATATTGGATTTGGTGATACTGCTGCTGCTGCAACAGCAATGGCAAATACTACGATTGTTGGATCAACGATTGTAATGAATGCAAATAGCGTTGAGGTCTTTACCTTTAATGTAAATCAATACTTTACGGCTGCAACGGCTAGTGGGTCATCGGTAGTTCAGATTACCCCTGGAGATGGCTACTAATGTTACGCTCTGCTGGCTCAATCACCTTCAACATAAGTGGGGGTGGAAGCCTACATTATGGTTCGTTTTATAGCTCTGTTGACCAAACGGTAGCTGCAAACACTCCAATCGCTATGGCAGCGGAAGTAACTGCTGATGCTGATGGCGTAACTATGGAGTTAAACGCTTCTAATAAACGAACTGAAATCACCTTTGCAAATGCTGGAACATACAACATCCAGTTTTCAGCGCAATATCACAATACTGGCGGGGGTGGCGCTGGACAAACTGTTGATATTTGGTTTGCTTTAAATGGCAACGCAATTGCTAATTCTGCTACCAAACTAGTTGTGCCATCTAATGCGCCTTATGTGGTAGCTGCCTGGAACTTTATTACAAGCGTAGCTGCTGGTGATTACATGGAAATTTATTGGGTAACGGATAACGCTAACATTCGTTTAGAACACATTGATGCAACAGCTACCGTACCAGCAGTACCATCTGTAATTATTACAGCTCAACAAATACAATAATAGGAAAATGATAGTGATTTATGTCAGACGAACTGGGGTTATCTGCTGGCGCTAAAGGCATCAGCGAGGGGATAAAGACAGGGCGAGAAGCTGGTCGTGAGATCGGTAAGAACATTGAAGAAGTACAGAAGGAAGCAGTCGATGTAGCAAGACAAAGAGCGCAAGCAAAGATTCGTGAGCGCAGAGAAGCAGAGTTAAAAAAGGAACGGGCGATATATAAAGCCCTTGAGGAGTACAAACACCGTAAGCAAATATCGGATGAGGAGTACAAATTAAGGGTAGATTTTGTAAAGAAGTACGGTACTAAGGAATGGGATAAATTAATCCAGATTAAGACCGAGATTGAGAAGTTAGAAAAGGCAGACAAAGATTACTTTGATGCCGAGCTGTCAAAAGTAAGGTGGGTGCAGTTCTGGTGTTTTTTGGTTGCGGGATATATAGCTTATTTCATTGTATGGGGTGGTAAAAAATGATTCCATTAATGGCGTTATTTGATGTTGGGATGAAAGTTTTAGATAAATTTATTCCTGACCCTGAAGCTAAGGCAAAGGCTCAAAAAGAACTCTTACAGATGCAACAAGAGGGCAAGCTAGCCGAACTTAATGCTGACAATATTGAAGCCCAAGAACTAACTAAGCGCCAGCAAGCGGATATGGGTAGCGATTCTTGGCTATCCAAGAACATTAGACCAATGACCTTAATCTTTATTTTGCTGGTTTATACCAGTTTTGCTGGATTATCTGCTGCCGACATCGAAGTCAATAACAACTATGTTGAATTGCTAGGACAATGGGGTATGCTCATTATGAGCTTTTACTTTGGTGGTCGCACCCTAGAAAAGATTATGGACATGAAAGCAAAGAAAAATGATAACCCCGCTTAGTCTGCACTTTACTCTTGAGGAGTTAACCCATACCGATCATCGGCAGTTTGATAATACGCCAAACACGGATGAGCTAGCCAATCTTGCCAGGCTTGCTAAGTTCTTAGAGCAAGTCAAGGATGTCCTTGGTGGCAAGCCAGTAATGATTAATAGCGCATTTCGGTGCAAAGAAGTCAATGATGCCGTTGGTAGCAAGGATACTAGTCAGCACCGCATTGGCTGTGCAGCCGATATTCGTGTGCCAGGCATGACACCAGATGAGGTAGTTAAGACTGTGATGGCTGCTGGCTTAGGATACGATCAAATCATTCGAGAGTTTGACCGTTGGACACATATCTCGATCCCTAACAACCCAGAGGACAAGCCTAGACAGCAAGCCTTAATCATTGATAAACAGGGAACTAGACCGTATGCCTGAAGATCAAGAGATTATGGATTTGGTGGCAAAGGACAGAGATCCAATGCTGCTAGACCAAGCCAAGGCTGAGTTTCCAGTATTGAAAGATTTGGATATTGGTTATAAGTATTCTCCTGGTGCTGGTAAAGGATTTTTAGAATATTACCCCCCAGATGAGGTTGGCTCACCTGAGTACCCAAGACCAAAAGACTTGCCAATGGGCAAGCCTGGTATTGAGATATTTGATCCAAAGACTAGACCAATTGATGTCTTAGGCGATATTGCATCGCACTATATGATTTATAACGATCCGCAAATGATTGATTATTATGGTCGTTTTGAAAAGTCATTATCTCCAGAGCAGCAACAGTTCATGCAAAACAAGTATGAGTTTGAGAAAGAGCAGTATGGAGAGAAAAGACCGTACCAACAATGGTATGAGATGAGTGGGTTGCCTGGTTACTTTAGAGCGTACCCATTCCAACAATGGTCGCCAGAGGATATTCAACGCTCATATAGTCCTGAGCAGATCGAGTTGTTAAACATGGTTAAACAATACTTAGGAGTGAAATAATGCCGCTTAAAAAAGGTAGTAGTGATAAGACCGTATCCGCTAATATTAGTAAGATGGTGAAGGAAGGTCGCCCTCAAAAGCAAGCCATTGCCATTGCATTAAGAACTGCTGGAAAACCAAAACCCCGTCAATCTAGAAAAGGAACTAGATAATGGAAAACAAAAAAGTATTGCAACCCATTGAGGATCGCAACAAGTCTGCCCGTCAAATGGAGATGGAAGGTGGTGAGCGTGAAGCTGCTGCTGGTCGTATGTACTCCGATGCAGCCATGAAGCGTGATGCTATGAAGAAGGCTTCTGGTCGTAAGATGAAGCGTTAATGGCTAAGAAGAATCCTAGTCTGTCTGTTGGGCGTGGAGAGAAGCTATCTGTAAAGGCTGGCGCTGGCTTGACTGCTAAAGGTCGAGCCAAGCTAAATCGAGCTACAGGAAGCAATCTCCAAGCACCAGCACCTAACCCTCGTACCAAGTCTGAAAAAGGGCGTAAGGCATCATTCTGCGCCCGTATGTCTGGAGTTGTGCGTAAGGCTAAAGGACCAGCGACTAGGGCTAAAGCATCGTTAAGGAGATGGAAATGCCGATAAAGAAGGGTTTGTACTACAACATCAATAAGCGCAGAGAGAAGGGCTTACCACCTAAAGAGCCAGGACAGAAAGGCTATCCAACCAAGGAAGCCTTTGTCCGTTCAGCTAAGACAGCCAAGCGCAAAACTAAGCGTTAAGGTAAGCCTTAACACCTTCGCCTAGTCTGAATATATCGGCATCTTGGCAAATAAGTAGGTCAAGGTAATACAGAGTTACTTGGGATTTGCCGTGTTTCATTCGATCAACATACGAGTTTAAGGTGTTGACCATATCCCAATCCTTTGTAAATCCAATTAGGCAGCCAAAGTTATCAAACATCCAGATATTGTTATATCCAAGTTCTGATAGCTTTTCATTCATTGCATAGTATTTAGCATATTGATCGGGCAACTTAAAATCTTCTTCAATGTAAATGGGTGGCTTTTGGCTAAACGAGTAACTGTCAATGACATCCCAATCGTAACCATCTACATCAATCTTGAGTAAGCCAATATCCTTTACCTCAAACTGCTCAATCACCTTGTCTAGTAATTTATATTGCGTACCAATCTTAGCCCGATCTACCTGAACCCTGTTGCTAATCTGCAACACATTCTTATGCAAGTGCTGTAGGTGCTTATCCTCTGGCTCAATGCACACAAACTCTAGGGCTGGATTCTTAACTCCCATGGCTACCGCTAATGCACCACAGTTCGCACCCACATCGACCACAGTACCCTCTAGGTAACTGGCTAAGTGTGGCAAGAATCTGTCATACAAACGGTGCTTCTGTTGGTACACCGCCACTAAGTTCTCATCATTAAACTCTAATTGCTTGCCTTCTACTGTATGTATTTTCATGCAAATTCCAATCCTTGTTGCTGTAATCGTTGATTTTGTAGAGCTTCATATTCTTTGTTAAGTTCACAGCCTACCCATTTTCTGCCCAATTTTTGTGCAACAGCACCAGTAGTTCCGCTACCAAAGAAAGGGTCTAAAACTATATCGCCAACTTTACTTCCTGCTAATATGCAAGGTTCTATAAGTTCTTCAGGATATACTGCAAAATGCGCACCAGCGTAAGGTTTTACTGGGACTGACCAAACATCTCGTTTATTTCTTTTTTCATATTCTTTAGCATCGCTACCAACCCCACCGCTTTGCGCATGGTATTCTGCACCGCCTTGTCTGCCCTTGAAAGAACCGCTAACTTTTCCAGCACTTTCGGCTGGCTCTTGTATAGATTTATTATCAAAATAATACTTTTGGTTTTTAGTTAACAAAAATATGTATTCATGGCTTTTTGTGCAACGGTCTTGTACTGATTCAGGCATTGGGTTTGGCTTGTGCCAAATAATGTCTTGCCTTAAGTACCAGCCGTAATCTTGTAGAGCAAAGGCTAATCGCCAAGGCATACCCATTAAATCTTTTTCTTTGTAGCCTTCAAGTTTATTACCTCTCCTTGCACATTCTTGTGGCAAATCTTGATTTGTCTTGGCAACAGATTGTTTATTTAATGCCTGACCTTTGCCTGGTCTGTAGTTGTAATAACTATCACCAAGATTTACCCATAAAGTACCATCATCAGCAAGAACATCCCATACACAAGCAAATACTTCCACAAGATTATCTATAAAATGTTGTGGTGTTTGTTCCGCCCCTATTTGACCATTGACCCCATAATCTCTAAGCCCATAGTAAGGTGGGCTAGTAACGCACATTTGCACTTTGACCCCATCTTTTGCCATCTGTCGCATGGAATCTCTACAATCGCCAAAATATACTTTGTTCATGGTTATTCCGACGGTGTGAGTTGACCTTCAAAGGCATAAGTGCCAATGTGCGATAGCTGACACCATGGAGCAGCATGAACTTGCCCTCCCGTTTCACGCCAGATACGGCAAAAGTGGTAATCCTCGGAGAGCAGACGATTAGTGCCTGGCTCAATGGAAGTGGTAAAGAACTCTTTGATCGGCTCAGACTGCTTCATCTTGCCACCTAAATCAACCACATCATTGGAGTAGCTGGGTACTGATTCTCCTAGCTTATCAAAGACTTCACGCTTAATCAGCATAAAGCCTGTACCCCCATTGAATATCTCGACTGGGACATTGACTGGTACAGTTACTTCTCCAGCGTAGTTCACCAGGTTCACAACAAAGCTACCCGTATGGGATTTTAGTTGATCGAATGGCACACCCCGATCCATGGCAGCCTTGACGGAGTACCAGTTAATCTCTTTCTTCGGGTAAATACCGCACAAAATATCCTTCTCTGCTCGGATCATGTGGATGACATCCTCAGCTCTAAACTTAATGTCTGCATCAATGAACATTAAATGGCTACAATCCGTCTGCATAAAGGTATGGGTGAGTGAGTTTCTAGCTCTAGTAATCAAGCTCTCATTAAACATAAAGCTAAACTCTGCATCCACCCCATTAGCTTGGCAAGTCGTCAATAGTTGGATAATGGACTGAGTATAAAATCCAGCGCACATTCCACCATACATGGGAGTGGCAATAAAAATCTTAGGCTTTTGGGTTTCTTCTTGCATATTCTTTAAATTCCTTTAGTGGTGTTAATTGGTCAATCGTTGCAATACAGTTATCTTGATAGCCTAGATTGCGAATCTCATGCACTTGAGCAAATCGATCTCTACTAATTGCACCGCAAATGCGTACCGTATCATCATCTAATACCTTGACTAATACGGCCACATCAGCAACAAATTTACTCATGGATTGAAATAGCAATAGTTTGGCTCTGGTAGTTTTGACATCGACCTTCCAGCCGTAATATTCAAAATCCCAACCCGGATCACCCCCCAAATAATTTTCAGTATTTACGGATAAACCGAGTTCATTGGCAACCGCCCACTCACCAGTCAATCCTTCTCTGGCGGTAGCAAAGTTATCCCTACGCTGATCTACGCGTTTGTAATTGATTAAACCCTGATTGCTTTTGAACTTGCAGCGGTCAGCTGCTGCCCATGCAATCTGGTAGGTTTCAAGGTCAGATAGATAAGAGATCATATTTTGGTAAACACCCATTGAATTAGGAAAGCAAGCAAAACCATCATAAAGATGATTAAGCCCTTGCAAACCACCTCCATAAAACTGTCATCTGGATCGTCAAAGTCTTTCATTTGGAAGCCATTAGAAGTGAAATACCAGCAATTAAAAGGATGAAGTAAACCCATAACTTCACTTGGAATCTGCGCTCTCTAGCCCACAATCCCAACATAGCGCTTTGGATTAGCTCAGAATCCTCATCCATGTAATTGACTGGTGGTGGCGCATACTTGCTGCCAATCTTGATCTTGCCTGTGTTATATGGAACATTCATGGTTATCTCCCGTTAGTGCCAGCAGCTCAGATAGGTGGCTGGCGCACCTTACCTAACTATCCTTGCGGATTCTCCTCTGAGCTAAAGGGGATTAATTCAATCATTACGACACACCCTCCACCCTTTTTGGGCAGCCCTCGCTCAATCAATAGCTTTTCCACCTGGACATCGGAATCAAAAATACCAGCGTGTTCGCACGCATCTAGGATCGCTTTGGCGCAGTTATCAATATCCATGAGCTTCTTGCTGCGTG